ATCTGTGGTTTATGTGTGATCCTCGTAGCACGTATCTTTATATCACCGATGAAAACGAACGCGCCAATGAGATAAAGACTCAAGAAGGATTTGATAAGGACTGGAGTCCTTCGGCTGAACTCAAGGAGGCTATGTTGATTTATAAGAAGCATACTATAACAACATCGGCTTTGCTTCTTGAAGGAATGAGGAAGGGCATCGATAAGCTGAGTAAGTTTTTAGGCGACACAGAATTCTCCGAGAAAACTGTTGCTTCTATGACGAGTGCATTAAAGCAGATACCGGAATTATCGAAGGCTCTTGTAGAAGCCGAGAAGTCGTTAGCTAAAGATTTTGAAACAGATGACAAAGCGAGAGGAAATGCGCAGAAGGCTGTTGGAGAGGATCTTTAACCCGGTTCTTTCTGAAGATGAATTGTTAAGCATAGAGTCTTTTGCCAAGAAAAGATACATCGAATATTGGAAGAAATATGGAAGAAACAATTATAATTCCTACAAACGAATTTCAAACCAAAATCACTAAAGAGCTTTTGGACCAATATCCAGATGAAGTACAAGAACAATTTTTGGACTTCATCGATACTGTTCCTATGCTCAAATGGATGATATCGGAAAATAGACCACGAGCTAAGGATTTGCCACGAGATGAAAAAGGAAGAATAATTGTTGATGCAACGCATCCTCACATATTGGAGGATATGGATTATTTTCGCCCAGCAGCTAAATTTTTCCAAGATAATGGCTGTTATACTTTTCTCAAGCCCAATCCAAATCCAAACAGTGAATATGGAAAATGGTTTTTTGAGGAGGTTAATAGATGCAGGGATGGATATGTGCGTGAATCTGATGGAGAATGGATACCTGGAAGACTGTATTTCTTTTTGAACTATAGCCCTATAATGCTTAACAGAAAGTCGGAAACATCCGGAGTATATTTAAGGGTTGAAGATTTTCCTGATTTCTGGGAGGGTATTTATTATAGATATCATTACAGGGAACAGGCAAGGCTAATAGGAAAGCACTGCATGGAACTTGCTCGTAGAGGATGTTCAAAATCTTTCACTCTTGCAAGCGATATGAACCATAATCTTCTTTTGGGAGAAAACAGCGAAAACACAAGACGCGTAACAACCATTCTTACGGCATATCTTAAGGAATATCTTTCATCAAAAGACGGAACGTTGTCAAAGTTTACACCAATGATTGATTTCTGTGCGGAACACACAGAGTTTCCTCGTCTCATGGTTAAACGCTCTACATCTGAAATGATATGGCAAATGGGTTACAAAAATGCCAATGGAAACATAAAGGGCTCTCTCAATTCAGTAATGGCTGTATCAATTAAAGACGATGAGGGGAAGGTGAGAGGTAAACGAGGATTTGTGCTATTCGAAGAAATGGGAAGCTACAAAGGCTTCAAAGAAGTTTGGGATAACGTCCGAGATTCAGTTAAAGAAGGAAGTCATGTGTTCGCCCAATTGATTGCCGTAGGTACGGCGGGCGATAGCGAGTCGGATTTCTCAGGTATTAAAACGATGCTCTATAATCCCGACGCATATGAGATATATGCTCTTGATAATGTATATGACCAAAAAGGAAAGGGAACGAGCAAATTCGCTTATTTTTTCCCGTCATATATATCACGAGCAGGATGCATGGACAAAGACGGCAACTCGGATGTAGTAGCCGCACTTCTTGAAATCCTAATGGAACGTTGGACCGTAAAACAAGGAGGTGATGCCGGTTCATTGTTGTCACGTATAGCGCAGATGCCTATAACTCCAGCGGAAGCAATACTTAAGGTTAAGTCTAACTTCTTCCCGGTGGTTATGCTTAATGAACGCATAAGGCAACTGGATACAGATCCAAGAGCTTATGATGATGTTTATGTAGGAACGCTTATAGATTCAGGCGGAGAAGTTGTTTTTAGGCCAACAGACGATGTTCCTATAAGAAAATGGCCAGTAGACAATACCGAACAGGGTGCTCTTGAGATATTTACCATGCCACCAAAGGGAAATATTCCTTCAAACAGATATATCATTGGACATGACCCTGTAGATAACGACCAGGCAGAGTCTTCTTCGCTATCTTCTACGTTTGTCTTTGATATGTTTACTGATGAGATAGTTGCTGAATACACAGGAAGAAGACCATTTGCAGAAGATAACTATGAGATGGTTTATCTGTTGGCTAAGTTCTACAATGCATCTGTAATGTACGAAGCAAATAGGAAAGGTATCTACCAATACTTCGCTAAGAAACACGCAACATGGATGCTGGCTGATTGTCCTGAATATCTACGCGACAGACAATTGGTTAAGTATTCTATGTTTGGCTCGGCTCAGAAAGGAATTTCCGTGAATGCTCCAATAATAGGTTACGCTAATGATCTTATACGCGACTGGCTTAATAAGACTTATCAGTGTGAGACGAAGGATGAGAAAGGAGAGGTACATATACAACAAGTTCCGCAGCTTTATAAGATACGAAACAGAGCATTACTGCAGGAGCTTGTGTCGTATAGTCCTGAAGTCAATGTTGACCGCGTGAGAGCTCTATCTCAGGTTATGTTATACAGAGAACACTTCATTATTCTTTATGGCGGATCACCCGAAGACTCAAACAATAAAGATGATGATGTGGCAGATGACGAGTGGTTCAACATAGACTGGAAGCGTCATCAGGACAAATTCCTAAATAGAAACAACACGTTTTAGAACTGTAACAGAGCCATTTACAACCGTTTTATAGGGCGCTATTTAATTTAGATTTGTCTTGTATAAACGGTTATTTTATGGAATATACTACTACATTTCCGAGTCAGGTTTTATCTTCCAAATCAAAAGGAGACAAATGGAGAAAATCCTGCGTAGAGTGGGGATCAAACCATAGTTACTTCAACTCATCATCCGTGCGTGAAAGTGTCGTAAGGATGAAAATCAATTACGATCTCGTAAACGGAATAATACATATGGAAGACATCGCTGCGGTTCTCAATCCGGGAAACGTAGTTTCGGCTTTTATTCCCGACAAAATACAGCACTTCTCTATAATCAACTCAAAGCTTAATACTCTTCGCGGAGAAGAGAGTTCTCGTGCATTTGAATGGCATGCCATAGTAACCAATCCGAATGCAGTGTCAAAGATTGAGGAGGAGAAGAAAAACCAGGTGTTCGCTTCTATGCAGAATATAGTCGAGAATACCGACATAGATGATGCGGAAGCAGACAAACAGGCACAGGAAACTGAAGAGTATTACAGATACAACTGGCAGGATCTGCATGAGATACAGGCCAATGAGCTCATAAAGCACTACTCTAAAGAACAAGGCTTCAGCCGTACATTCAATGACGGATTCCTTGATGCAATGATATCGGCAATGGAAGTCTATCAGTGCGGTATCGTAGGCGGAGAGCCGTTCCTTGCTAAGCTCAATCCGATGAAGCTTCGTATTTATCGTAGCGGTAGATCCAATAGGATAGAGGATGCGGATGTTATTGTTTATGAAGATTACTGGTCTCCAGGCAGGATAATTGATACTTATTATGATGAGTTGTCTGCCAAAGACGTAAAACGCATATCTGATGAGATACCTGATTATGGAAGCGGAAGCAATGTAGGTGTATATGGCAATTACAATGACGCAAACGAATTCCTTCCCAACGTCTCCATAATCGGAGAAGATGGAGTGATGATAGACAATAACTCCGGATTGGGTGCGGTCTTCGATGCTCTTCCCGACGCGATAGGAGGTCTTGGTTCATCGCTTCTTCCTTATGATATAGCTGGCAACATCAGAGTCATAAAAGTGTGGTGGAAGTCCAAACGCAAAGTTTATAAGGTTGAGTCTTACAATGAGATAACCGGCGAGAAAGAATATGACTTCTATCCTGAGACATATCTTCCTGATGAGTCGGCTGGAGAGAAAGCAACGGCACTGTGGATAAATGAAGCGTGGGAAGGAACAAAGATCGGTGATGATATCTACGTAGGAATAAGACCTTGTCTTGTTCAGCACAATTCAATGTCCAATCCTTCACGTTGTCATTTTGGTATAGTTGGTACAATATATAATATCAACGAGTCTTCGCCATATTCTCTGGTGGATATGATGAGGCCTTACAACTATCTCTATGATGCTGTTCACGCAAAGCTTGTTGATTTGCTTGCATCCAACTGGGGTAAGCTTCTTGAACTTGACTTGGCGCTTAAACCTAAGAATTGGGAAGTTGACAAGTGGATGTATTTTGCTCGTGCAAACAAGATACTTATCAAAGACTCTTTCAATGAAGGAAACAAGGGAGCTGCAACCGGAAAGCTTGCAGGCGGTCTTAATAACGCATCTAAGGGTGTAGTTGATGCAGATTGGGGACAGTCCATTCAGAATTATATCAATCTCCTTCAGTGGATCAAGGACTCTATGTCTGATCTTGTTGGTATTAACCGCCAGAGAGAGGGTAACACATACAACAGAGAAACAGTAGGAGGTATTGAGCGTGCGGTGCTTCAGTCGTCATATATAACCGATTGGATATTTCAGCAGCATGACGATACTAAACGTCGCGCACTTGAATGTTTCCTTGAGGAAGCCAAAGGTGCATTACGTGGAGGAAGCAAGAAGTTCCAATATATTCTTTCTGATTTATCCCGTAAGATTATGGAGATTGACGGAGATGATTTCTGTGAGTGTGATTATGGCATCGTAGTTGATAGTTCACCTGATACTCAGAAGCTCTATGCCAATATAGATGCGATTGGTCAGGCGGCAATGCAACGTGGCGCGACGACATTGTCCTCTCTCATAAAATTGTATTCATCCGCTTCATTAAGCGAGAAGATACATATCATCGAAGACTCTGAGAAGAAGATGCAGGAACTTCAGGAACGTACTGCACAGCAGAATCAGCAGATCGAAGCTCAGAAGATTGAAGCTGACCGTGAGATGAAGATGCTTGAGATGCAGCAGAAGGAGACTCAGAATATACGTGATAATGAAACCCGTCTCAAACAGGCTGAGATAAATGCTCGTGCCGAATTCCTCAGGCTTGGCATTTATGAAGATGAAAACAACGAAGAGCTTCGTCGTGAGGAGATGCAGATTGACAAGGACAAGCTGAAAGCCGAGATAGAGGAATTTGATAAAGAGCTCAGATTTAAGAAAGAAGAGCTTGCTCAGAAGAAGGAGATTGAGATGGCCAAGATAAGAGCCTCCAAGTCTAACAAAAAATAAGTCTAAGATATGTTCTATTTTACCAACGAACAGATTGATGAAATAGAAAGAAGACTTGCTGTCCGTGCAAAAAAGGATACAGACTTTGATTCTATTTCCGATGTAGATGACGCAGATCTCGTAGCGATCATACATAATGGTCGCAACATGATATGCAGGCTTGACTCTCTTCCAGGAAGGCTTCAGGCTTTGCCGTATAATGAAATTGAATATCCTTCAGAGGAAGACTTGCTTGTCGCGCCTACTGCGTTCAGTCTTGGAGTCCTTAAGGATATAATCGGCATATCTTCGTTGCCCGAATTCGATGAGACTAAAACATATGAGATTGATGAATATGTTTCTCATGTCGACAGCAATGGTATAAGACGCTGTTATTTCTTCACTCAGAACAAAGATGCTGGTTATTGGGAAGAGAATAAGGTCGAAGAGATAAATTATTCAACCATAGCGGAACGTCTGCAGTCTCTTCTTGCGAATTTCAAACCTAACGGAATTGTTACCGTTCTTGCGTCTTATTTTACGGACGGTAAGGCAAATCGCGCCATCGCAGACGAAGATGGCAATAACATAAAAGAATATTACGCTCTCAAATCCGAGATACCGGATGTATCTATTGCGATAAGACGACTCATTGAAGGTAAGCTCGACAAGTTCTCGCTTGGTGCTCATGACCTTCCAGTCTGGTTTGATGAAAACAAAGAACCGCAGGTTATCGACGCGCTGACTGTTCCGAATGACATCACGTCAGGAAGTAACATACAGGCTATGGTCGGAATGGCAGCTGGAGGTATTGCCAATATCGGATATTCTGAAGGTGCTGGCGGTATGGGTACTGTTACAGCCATTGACCTTGGACCTGACGGGCAGCGTCTCAATCCAGATAACGGAATAATAACCTTTCCGCTGTCTTCCGTTACACAGATTGGTGCCGTACGTCTCAGCGGAGCAACTGAAAACCCGCAGGATCAGACGATAGCTACAACGCCCAAATATGTCAATGCAATAAAAAGCGGTCTCGAGACTGCAATCAGCAATCTCGACACAAACCTCTCACATGACATAGACGTACTTGAAGGCGCTGTTGAAGACCTGGGAACTCAGATTGAAGGTAAACTCGACAATACACCTGTAGGTTCTCTTACAAGACCTATCTTCATTGATACAGACAACACAGCCAAACAGGTGACAGGTATCAATGTGCCTGACACTATACATTCAGGCGCAGATATAGAGGCGGAACAGGGAATGGCAGCAGGAGGATTGGCAAATCTTTCACTGTCTGTCGGAGGTCAAGGAGATGTAACCGGTGTTCAGTTTGACTCAACACAATCCTATCAGGAGACACAGCCCTATACTGCGGTTAACGGCATTGTGAAACTTCCGTCTTACCCGGCATTCACCTCACTTACATCCAATGGCACTAATGCTATAAGCGCAACCATAGGCAATGTAACAAAGAATATCACTGTTGCTACGTTACAGACGTCACTTGGTCTTGGCGGAGCAGCTTATAAGGCAGCAGATTATTATCTTGCTTCAACTCTCAAAGGTGCAGCCAATGGTCTTGCTGAACTTGACTCTAACGGACTCGTGCCTTCAATCCAGCTGCCGAGTTATGTGGATGATATAATAGAAGGATATCTTTATAACGGCTCATTCTACAAGGATGCGTCACACACGCAGCTGATTACGCCTGAAGACGGCAAGATATATGTAAACCTATCAGATAATAACACATACCGCTGGAGTGGTTCTGTCTATACTGAAATAAGCAAAAGCCTTGCTCTTGGTACAACACATTCAACAGCAGCTTATGGTGATGAAGGTGCGACAGCTTATGCTCACGCTGCTGACAGCAGCAGATTGACCACAGCGCAAAGCAGTGGCTTCTATAAGTTCTCAACTACAGCAGAAGGACATATTGCAGGCGTGAGCAATGTAGCAGATACCGATATAGTCAATACTCTCGGTACTACTCCTGTCAATTGCGCTACGGGTGATGCAAGCGGTAACAACATAGCAAACACTTATGCGACCATAACCAACTTCGATGCGTTAAAGACTGGTCTTACAAGCAAGGGCGCACATAACTTGCCTATATACCTTAATGCAAATGCGGAAGCTGTCGCTATCGACTCACTGAGCGTAACGGGTGCTATTGAAAGCACACAGAATGGAGTAGCCGCAGGTGGTATAAGTGGGCTTTCAATGACTGGTGGTGGCCAAGGTACTGTCACTCGTGTTGACGTAGGTACAACCCAATATTCACCCGTTGCAGGAGTAATATCACTTCCTGCTTATCCTGTAGTGCCGACCAATATATCGGCTTTCACCAATGATAGCGGTTATATCACGGGTATCACCTCGTCAATGGTGACTACGGCATTAGGCTTCACTCCGTTTGACGAGGATGATTTCACGCAATCTAACATACAGACTACGCTTGGCATAAGCAATTGGGCATTGGCATCAAGCAAGCCGAGTTATGATTTTTCTGAGATAGGCTCTAAGCCTACAACATTATCAGGTTATGGAATAACCGACGCAAAGATTGAAAGCGGTGTAATCACACTTGGAAGCGATACCATTACTCCGCTTACGAGTCATCAGAGTGTTACGGATAACAATCCGACATTAGCCTGGGGTCAGCAAAGTAAGGTTGGCAGTGTGGGCTCAACTGACCTGCATGTAACTATGCCGGCTAAACCGACTTATACTCTTGATGATGTAACCGATGGTAGTACACGTAAGCTTTCTGACTATACCAAGACGGCAGACTTTAAATCTCTGACAGTAAAAGGTGGTACGACAAGTGTAGGCAGTTACTCTCCGACATCGGTTTTGTCTGTATCTATACTTGCCGGTAACAACATATCGGTTACTCCTGATGCCACCAATCATACTATAACCATAGCTAATACTTACTCTTTGCCTACTGCGGCATCTAATGTCAAGGGTGGTATAAAAGTAGGTACGGGTCTTAGTATATCCAATGATGTTCTTTCTGTCAAGATACAGGATAACCTTACAAGCTCTGCTACCGATGAAGCTTTATCTGCCAAACAGGGTAAGGCTCTTAATGATAAGATACTCGCTCTTGATGTAACCGATAGTGCAAGCGGTTATGTCAGTAAGGTTGACCAGACTGACGGCAAGATAACTGTAACACATGATAATTTTGTTACTCCTGTAGTCACTTTCTCAAATGGTACTACAAACGGTCCGACATTCACTGTTCAGGCAACAGGAGGAACTTCGTCATCAGCTACGATACCTTCTGCGTCAAGTTCACAAAGCGGTGTTGTAACAACTGCGACACAGTCTTTTGCTGGTGATAAAACCTTTACAGGTGAAGTAACCGGTAATAAGAATATACAAGCTGACTATGGAATGGCAGCCGGCGGTATAGCAAATCTTAGTCCGTCGAGCGGAGGAGCTGGCACGTTAACCGAGATCCAAATCGACGGCACTACTATTCCCGATGTTAATGGTGTTGTGGATTTGCCTGCTTATCCGTCTTTAACAGGATATGCCACTGAAAGCTGGGTAGCAACCAACTTCGCAGGTAAGGGTTATGAAACGAGAGTACAGACGATAGAAGGGCTGATACCGATTACCGCCACGTCGAGCAATAAGCTGGCTGATGTCAATTTCGTCAATTCAAGTATCAACACAGCCACAGCGAGCTTTAAGGGCAACTATAATGTGGTTAGTGACCTCAGTTTGGGTTATGACGCTACGACAAGTGCCATTGCGACTGCGTTGAACGGAGTTACGATGAGTCCCGCACCCGACAAGAACGACTATTGCTTTGTCACAAGACCTACTTCAACC